CCAATAGGTAGCCTGTTTTTTTGTTTTACATAAACGAAGAATTGTTTTTTCAAATTTATCTTCACCTAATGTTTTAACGTCTTCTAATAAAAATTTAGAAGAACCCCAATATGTTTTCCAATTGGATTCTTTAATAACAGTTCTTTTTCTTTTTTGTCCTTTTAGAGGGGGTAATTTTCTTGTATTTTGGAAAATTTTCTTTCCTATATAAAACTTATTATTTTCTGTATTTGTTATTTTATAAACAAAACCATAATAATCTTCAATATTAAAACCCTCTGGATAATTCCAGTTATGAATCATATCTTATTATAAAGTTAGTATCTGTTGTACTTGATAGTGGGATTGGTTGGGCTAATTTAGCAACAGCTAATAATTCATTTGTATCATTATATAACCCTACAGTTGTAACATAGGGTTCAAAATATGATTCCGTTGCAAATCCTCTTAGGGAACCCGAGGTATCAGTTGATATTGAAGGGTTTTGAGAGATATTAAATTCATTTTCACCTACAGTACAAACTATTTGGTTTTCATTAATAACATACTCGTTTTTCCAAACTAATTCAATTGATCCACTAAATCTTCTTTTTGCTCTCATTTATTTTATCTTTGTACTATATTTCCAAATACAAAATCTAATATATAATCATCATCTAAATTAGCAGCTGCTGAAATGGACATTTCACCAGGGCTATTTAAGATGTAACCATCACTAAAGTTTTGATTTACAGTATTAAATATAATAGAATTAATTGAAACTTTTCCTAATATATCATTTCCATTAGGTGGTAAATCTACTTGAGAACCTCCATTAAATGAAAATACACCATCTAAATTTCCAGGAGTATTATATGTAATTACTACTGTAATTGTTTCACCTGCAGTTAAAAAATATGTTCTAGGAGGACTACCCGCTGTAACTACCATTGAAGTGCCATTTATTGTTTGGTTTGTATCACTTGTAATTGTTACTGTATAGGAATTAATTTGGGCTTGATTATCTCCATAAACATTACCATCACTTTCATAGGCTCCTCCTACAAAAGATTGATTATCTAATGAAAATTGTAATAATACTCTTTGATTAGATACAGGAATAGGATTTACTGTTCTTAATACATGAATATTAGAAGCTACAGATTCTATACTACATGAATTAAAATGTCTAAAGAACACTCTATCACTATATATAGAAGAGGTAATTGATAGACTTCCAGTTCCTGAGGCATTTACACTTGATGTAAAGAAATAAGATTCTACAGCATTAAAAGCAGTATCAAAAGTATATACCCCTGAAACATCAATTGATCCAGAATCAACATCTGTTGCTGATCCTGTTGAGTATTGTACATCATAATGACCATTTACACTTCCTGTTGTTACATTTATAATTCTGCCACTTCCACAAGTTTGTGTCAATTCACATGTTTCCGGATTATATATTTTATAATAAAAATCTGTACCTGCTAAAGTTACAAAACTACTTTGAGATATATACAATCCTACATCATAATCTGTATTTACAATACTTCCTGAGTCAGGTCCACTAGAAAAATATTGTGATGCTGTTGGGTTTAATATGAATCCTGTGTTTGCCATTATCCTATATATTTTCTAAAGATTTGGAAATCAATTGTTTGAGTTTGGGGGTCATCATTTTCTTTAGACATTGTTAAAATTAATGATGAAGTATTAGCTGTTGAACCTACATTACCAAAATAATCACTAGTAGCAAAATTTAAATTAGATCCACTAATTAAAGACCCAGTTACAGTTAATGAAGATGTTATATCATTTCCATTTTTAGGGAAATTTACAAATCTTTTTGCTATTCTACTAACATATCTAGTATTTGTTGGGGAATTTTCCATTACAACTACTAAATCATTTGCAGTTAAATAACTATAACTACTACTAAATATTAAAGATCCACTAGTACTAAAGTGAATATCTAACTTATCTTCTGTTGGATTAGTTGGATCATAATTTACATCTGAAGCTGATCCTGTGTATATTTTTACATCAAGACCATCTTGAGGAATACCATCTAAAAATCTTCCTACTCCTGAAGGTATTTCAGTAACAGTTTCATCTATTCTAGGTCCCCTATAGAAATTTAAAATTCTATATTGATTAGCTCCTACAACTCCAGTTTCACAGAAAGATTCTCTATAAGCCCATTCTCTATTAAATACTTCTACGGGATGAATATCTGTAGAACATGTAACATTAGCAGCAGAGCTTGTAGTTTCCATAAAAGCTCCAAAGAAACCACCACTTAGGGGGTAGCTATTAATTGAAGGGATACTAATAATTGAATTAGAGCTACTAAAGGTTGCAATTGGAACTTGACGATTAAAACTAGATTGTGTAAAAGGAGTTGAATATTGATTAATGAAAAATGTTGTACTATTTTCCGCTCCTGTAAGATTTTCAAATTTAATAGAGGAACTATCTGGGCTGGAATAATCTGCTGATGCTGAAAAAGACATTGAACCTGGACTATTAATAAGGAAATTTTGAGAAATAGTACATCCTATAGTATCTTCAATTGTAACATCGTAGCTTCCTGATTGAAGAGAAAATAAATTTAATATAGATGAAGTTTGTGATACATTAGGCCCATCTATTCTAAATTCAAATGGAGGGACTCCACCTTCTACTGATCCAGTAATGCTTCCATCTTGTTGTCCAAAACAACTAATATCAGTTGCGGCAATTGATAGTGTTGGATATTTTGAAGCTGACATTATTACTAATTGAGAACTAATACATCCTGCAGCATCTTCTAAAAATACTCTATAGCTTCCAGTATCTAATCCTTCAAAGGTATGAGGTGAAGAATAAAAGGTTTCACCTGTAGATGCAGGGGCATCTAAAGATATGGATATAGGGGCTATTCCTCCACTAGCTGAAACAAATATTTTACCTAAATTACTCATTTATTATTTTAATATGTCGGATAAAAGTCTATAATTTTCATTATATTCCCCTTGTTCAAATTTTTTCTTCCCCCATAAATATGAATTACTAGGACTTGTATATGTTTTTTCATATAATCCAGGGATTATTTCTTTACAATTTTCTATTGTTACTGTCCTCATAAGATTTCCATTTATATATTTTTCCCAATATTTCCAATTTCTTATTTTTGTAGTAGGAGTATAAGGTTGATCAAAATGCCATAAATTATTACTATGAAATATATCAATTAATTGTTTTTTCCTAAACCCTAATTCTATACTTTTATCTAATATATTTTTTAAAATTTCATAGTCTTTAATTTCTCCTGTTATAATTATATCAACATCCCAGGTATCTTCAACATTAAAAAGAGAACTGCCCACCCAAAATTCATAATCTTGTATTCCTGGAATTTGTATAAAATCTCGATACCATTTTTCTAGTTGGATTTTATCTGGTTTGCTCCAGGGTATTATTGTTTCTATATTTCCTATTTTATATTTAAATGATCTCATAACGTTAAAAACTTTATATTAATCAGAAGGTCCTCCTCCACCTCCTGATTGGCAGAATTGTTCTGAAGTCCAGCTTGTTCCTGTCCAATATCTAGCTACATCTCCATCAGAATACCAACCTGCAGTAGGTGCAATACAACCAATTCCAGTCTTAAATGATGAAGCTGACCATGCTGTCCAATCAGAACCATCTCCATAATACAGGAATCTATCATTATCACAAGCTTGATTAGCAGAGTTTCCATATGCTAATTGTTCTGTATGAGTTCCACAAACAAATGTAGCAGAAGGTGTTTTAGTTGGTGTGATACTTCTAGATCTAGTACGTGTATAACTTGGTGTTCTTGATGGTGTAGCACTTGGTGTAGCTGATGGGTTATTATTTGCTGATGTAGAAATACTCGGGGTTACACTTGGAGTGGATGATATCGAAATAGTTCTTGTAGGTGTTACACTAACAGTTCTTGTTGGAGTTGGTGTAGGTGGTACAAATGGATTATGTACACAGAATCCAACAGATTGAGTTGTAATTTCGCTACTCATTGTTGGATACACATTAGAATATGACATTGAAAATATAGTGTTATTTCTATCTTTCAAGTATATAAATCCATCAAATGAAGCAGTAATTGTTCCTGAAACTATAGGTTGACATAGATCAGGAACAGGAAAATATGATGTGTTATCATTAGACCAACTATAAAAAGGAACTCCATAATTAATAGAAAATGTTACAGCTCCAGTAGCATGTGTTGCTGGGAATCCCGGATCGGGGAAACAAACATCTTCAATGCTTATAAAAGATCCTGTTAATGGTGATTCATCTAAAGCTAATTTAATAGAGGCACTATTACTAGTTCTTCCTAATTCATTTCTAACAGTATATCCAAGTTCATATATTCCAGGTGTTGTACTAATTTCATCAGGAGTAATATCTAAAAACCCATTTTCATCTACAGTATAGTTAAAAGGCCATGTTGAACCTGATATTGAATGAAAATCAAGTGTTTCAGGATCAATTTGATAACAATCATCAAAATCATTGCCTAAAATATCTAATTTTTTATTACAATCAGTATTATTTTTACTTACATTATTATTTACAGCTACAGGAGCACTTCCTAATATACACAAATATTCTGGGTGGGTTATAACAGCAATCCCATGAGAATACATTATATTTCCTATATAAGTTTTATGGGGGTTATTTGCTATAAAAGGTCCTAATGATGAAGAATCTGGTCCATATAATGCTTCAGCATAATCAGATTCGGGATTTGAATAATCAGCTTGAAATAAAGATTCTGATATAGCATATATATTACCCAAACCATCATCCTGAATAAAATAAGCACTAGATGAAATTTTAAAAGTTCCAGGATTTATTCCCGAACCAAATTTAGATTTATCAAAATCTAGTACTGTAAGACTTGCAGCATCTCTTCCATCATATATAGCATCAGTATCATAATTACTCATACTATCATAAAGTCCTCTAAATCCTCCTATACCAGGAAAATCTTTTATAACTGTATCTAAGTTACCTGATGCTAAAGTATTTTGATCAAAATTAAAATATGAAGAGGATCTAAAAAAAGAACCTGTTTGAGAACCACTTATGTAATTATAGTAATAAAGATGTTTTATACTTTCGTATACTAGTTCTCTATAACTTCCATCTGGGTTTTTGGGTGAGTTTATGGGATCAAACAAAGCACCAGACACAGGACGTTGTCCAAATAGTACATGATAGCCTTCATCTAATAAGTTATTTAGACTAGCTGTGTAGCCTTTATTAGATGTATACTGTTCTGTAACTACATCTGACTGGTTTAATTTTTTGTATGCAAAACTCATTCATTAAAAATCTAATTTTACCCTAATAAGAGCTTCCTTAGTAAAATCTTTTACTAATGGTTTACTCATTTTAGCTACAGCTAATAGTTCGTTATTATCATTATATAAACCTACTGTAGTAACATAAGTTTGTGGGTTATTGATTAAACTGCTGTATACAAAATCCCCACTACCACTTATCATAGAAGGGTTTGTAGTATAATTAAATTCGGAATTAGGTACTCTTACAAATATAAAATCTGATGTGATTGTTTCTTGAGAATTTAATTTAAAAGTACCAGATATAAATCTATCAAATAAATTATTATTATTATCTTTTAAGGCAGTATCTGATGCTGTTAGGTCGGTTGGTAAAGCAATACCACCAGATGCAAAATCTAAAGATAAAGCATTTACATTTAATACTAATAATCCAACATCAGGTAAAAATTTACCATATTCTCCTGATGGAGTTGATCCTGCTGTTGTTGAGGATGCAGAAATAGGAGCAACACTGTGGGCTGATCCATTACTACCACTTACAATTTTAAATACTCTACCTGCATCTGTGAATGTTAGAGTAGATATATCTTTACTATTATCTGTTAAACTTAAAACTCTTGACGAACTTACAAAATCTCTTAATTGCAAGTTAAAACTTCCAGGAAATAAGGATTCTTTATATCTAGCTCTATCAATGTTGATTATATATACTGCATCAGCATCTGTATTTCCAGTACCAAAATTGAAATTAGTATTTTCATCTCCTGTTACTAGTGTTCTATACTGACCATAGGTTACTCTTGAAGGTGAAATACCTGGGACAAGGGTATTAAAAGCACCTGAACCTGAACCTGCTTTGTGTCCATAAGCTAATTCAAATTGCACTTCTGCAGCAGAATCGGATTCAATTTTATCAAAAACTGGAAGATAAAAATTCTTCTCAATTTGATTATTTGCGTTTGAAGATGTAAAGAATCGTGTTAACTCTGTAGCATTATTAGACCATAAAGTAGATACTATAGAATCCGCACTTACTACAAAATCTTCAGAATTTAATGGTAAAAAGCTCATATTCTATAAATTTATTGTGTTACTTTTTGAATAGTTACAGGAACAGTTAATCTAGCTCCTGAATCTCTACCTAAAATAGTAAGTTGAGTTGTTATTGTTTCATTGTTACCAAATAAAGTATTTGTTGTTGTAGCAGTTAAAGAAATATTAGTTCCTAATACTGTCTTAGATACATTAGTTCCTATAGTTGTTGAAGTATTTAATGCTTCAGCTTCTGGAGTGTTTACACCTAAGCCTTCAAAGTTACTTAAAGTTCTTACATCACCAATAGTGGCTGTATATCCTGATGCTTCAAATGTAGTTGCAGCTCCTAAGTAATTTAAGGTTTGAGGATTAATGTTTAATGTAGCTCCTTGTCTTAGGGTAATACTTGCATATCCTATATCTAGTATAGGAAGTTTAGCTGTACCTCTTGGAAGGGTAACAAGTTTATATTTCATAATTTGGGTTTCATCTGGAAATGCTTCTAGTACAGGCATTTTCTCTATAGCTTCCCCAAAAAAAGCTGATCCTGAAGGGTGTTCAGGATTATATAATGTGTAATCTACCTCATCATCTGATAAAGCAAATTGTGTAATTCTAAAAGAGCCATCATTTTTGGCCATTAATTCACGACCTTTTTTAGTTAAGATGGCATCAATAGTAACTGTTGTATTGTTTAAGTATCCCATAATTTTCTAAATGTTGTATATAAATATAGTAAAGTTCTAACTTTTAAATTAGATTTTGACTTTTTAAGTTTTTAATAATATTTCCTGCTTGGTTTTTTAATGGTTTGCTAATAAATTTAGGTAATAAAAATCCTGAACTCGATGAATCTTCAAGAGAAGATGTTAGGGATCCCGAAGGAATAGGAGGTAAAGATTTTATTTTATCTAAAACTACTGAGGTTTCATCTGGTATTTTCTTATAAATAATAAGTTTATTAATATATTGTGGATTAGCCCTAGTATTAGCATCATAATCATAACAAGCTTGAGGAGGCACAGGTGTTTCCTGATCAAACTCAATTACTAGTCTAGTATCAGCATAAGTATATTCCCCACCTAAAGGAGATCCTCCTTGAAATAGAGTTGATCCACTTGCTTTTACATCCCCTAAAAATTCATCCTTAAGAATTACATTAGTAACCTCTCTTTCAAAGGACACAGGTGTTTCATCTGCATTAGCATCATGCATATTAGTAAATCTAAATATATCTCCTTTTTCAATGTTAAAATTTACTTTTGGATTATAGAATGGAGGTAAAAAACTACCTGTTTGTCTAAAACTTCCATGAAATTTAGTTAAATTAATAGATGAAGTTATTTGGAAAGGAGCTAATGGGTTTCTTTCAAAATAATATCTTTCACCTCGTGCTAATATACCTTGATCTGAACTTCCTGTAATTTCAATTGTAATAGGAGAATTATTTAATAATCCACTTTCTCTAACATTATCAACTAAAACGGAAGATGGATTTCCTAATACCGCATTTACACTACTAATATTATAAGCTTCAGTGTTTGAAGTATAACCTTGGTTATAATAGGGGTTATAATTGTTATAAATAGGATTAAATGAATTAACAGGATTAAATCCATAATTTCCATAAGTTTGAATTTGAGGTAATGTAATTGAACCAAAAAGTCTATTTTGGAAACTAGGAAGTAAATCAATGTTTAATGCTTCTGATACATTAGACCTTGCTATTTGTAATGGAGCAACTACATTAGTTTGTCCAGGTGGAATTCTTACAAATACATTACTGTTAGCAGTAAAATTATAAGTTACTGATACTTGAATTCCACTAGGTGCCCAGCCAACAGAAATACCACTAGGAGATTCCCCTAAATAGGATCCAAATTGTGAATTTTGAATTATTTCTGCTGTTCTTAATAGTAATTCTGATGCTACTCCTCCTGTAGCTCCTGAAAGGGATATTACATAATTTATTGTTACTTTTCCTCTAACATATACTAATAAAGCTCTATCTAATCTTTCTGCTTCAAAACCTAACTGAGTTCTACTAATAGCTACTCTGACTTGACCACTTAAAAATATAGTTCTTCCATTTGGAGAAGCTCCAACCTGATCAAAATTATAACCACCTAAATTTACAGAAGCATTTTGCCCTTCAACAGTGCCTAAATTTGGTACTGGGACTTGGATAGGTTCATCAAAGTGTTGAATAATTTGTTGTGATTTTGATGGATAACTTACTAGCATAGGTTCAAACCTAAATCCACCAGCATATATTCTTTGTTTACCATCTAAATTTAAATTATCATAAGGAATAGTATTATCTTGTAAAGAAAGAACTAATTCTTCTTGATTATTAAATAAATTTTGAACTTCAAATAAATTATCGTTACCTTGATTTAATTCCGTAATATTTCTATCTCCATCAACAAGATATTTTAAATATATATTTGTTCTATCTAAAAATGATCCCGAACCTGCTGTTGAAGCTTTTTCAAAATAAGCAAATTTTTGTACAGCTTTATCTGTAGTAGCATTTCCACCATAAGAATTGTCCCCAGGAGTAAATTCATTATATAATAAGGAACTAATTTTACTTCCATTATATCTTGGATTTATACTTCTAACTAAAGTATAATTACTTTCTGGTATAGTACTATCTAAAAATTTAGAATCCGCTTGATTTATAGTACCATTTAATCTACCATCAATAAAATCAAAATTTACAGGAGTTATTACATTTGTAGAATAATCAGCATCTAAATATTTAGGGTTAGATCTTGATGATGTAATATTTTGGTAATAAGGATTAACTGCTATTTGTGGAGCTTTTTCATAAATTCTTTCTGAAACACTAGTGTAAGGGTTTACTTGTATATTAGTAAGCCATACTTTTCCTGTTGTGTTTGTTAAAGGATGACATAATAATAATTGAACAAATCCTGGGATTGTTTCTTCATTTTCTCCAATTATAACAGACTGTGTAAAGGATGTATTTGGAGGGTTTCTCCATGTTTCAAAATAATGATACCATAATTGTCCTCCAACTGTAGCTGTTTCTAATAAAGATCCTGTTCTACCACTTAATTCTATATTACCCCCAGTTTCTGTTGATGCAGCATATCCTGAAAATACTCTATCAGTATCCCCATCAAAATCACTTGAAAATGCTACCCAAGCACTAATTGTATAAGTACCTTCATTATTTACTCCTCCCCTTCTTGGGGCTAATTCATAAAGTTGTAAAGGTAAAGCTCCAGGATCGTTAGATGCAAATCCTTCATTTGATAATTGAACAACATATTGTGAATCTCCTGGGTTTGTTTTTTCAACTACTGCAACTCTTTGATCAACTCCATCATAAAAAGATCTAGTTTGATAATTACCATAAGGTATAATTTTATCTTGTGCATCCCCACTACTAATAAGATCTCCAAAATATTTTACATTTCTTAGTAATGTATTATTATCTTCATATGCTATACTACCTGTTGGCAATTTATAGGCAGTAATAGTAGATCCACCATATTCACCTGTAAGTGTTTCTCTTCTATCTACTTGAACATGGGTTATACTACCAGATATTGTAGTTATAGATTGGGTATATGATGTATTAATATTTTTTTCTAAAGCATTAGAACCTGTAACTGCTACTAATTTTTGATTTTCATTAGGTAAATAAGGTAATGTTAACATAGAACCCGAAAATTCAGGTCTATTTAACTTAGGAGCAAAATGAGGATGTTTTGATCTTTCTAAAATATTAGGTTTTATAACAAGACCTGCTGATAATCTAACTTTAGCAGGAACAAAATCTTTAATCATTTTAAATAAAGAATTATCATAATAAGATAATAATTTAATAGTATCAAAAATATTTTGTTTTCTTATATATTTTTTAAAATAATCTTTTCTTAAATGATCTAAATCTGGATAACTACCAGAAGCAGCATATGCAGGATGACCTATAAACTCATCTATATTGAAATATCCTAAATCATTTTTAATATCATCATTTATAGAATTTTGAGGTGATATTGCTACTTCTAAATAAGATAAATCTTTAGTATAAGCAGGATTATAAGGTTCCTGAATGCTTACGTGTGGGGATAAAGTTGAACCTGTAACTAATGATTGAGAAGGTATTCTAATTTTAGATGTTACTTCTGTAAAAGCTCCAATATTTGGAGGGTTTACTAAAGCTGAGTATACACTATGTCCATATCCTACTGAACTAGAATTTATAATAAAAGCATCAGAATATATTTCTGTTATAGGCCCATTTTCATAAACAAATGATCCCGTTGAAGGAGCTGAACCCGTTACAGAAGGATGACTTGAAGTTAAAAAAGGTCCAGGTGATTGAACTAGATCATCACCTAATGCAATTCTAAATGCTAATGTATTATATGCTGAGGACATTCTTTTTTTATATAAATATTAATTCATTAAACTATTATGGACATGGTCCTTCAAAATTATCTGCACAAAGTGAATATGTTTGAGCTATCATTACACTACTATGAGCTATTGGATTTGTTCTAGAACAGAAACATATAAATCCATCAGAACTATTTATTTGGAATGATGCTGCATTACCATCACAATCTGTATATGTAACTGTACGAGTAGTTATTGATGGGTTTTGTGCTGAATATTCTTGACATTCTCCTAGAGGTATTGATCTAGTAGGGGTTGGTGTAGGTGTAGCCTGTGCACTTCTAGTTACTGTTGGTGTTACAGTTGGAGTGTTTGTAGGTGTGTTTGTAGGCGTAGCACTTGGTGTAAATGATATACTAGGTGTTACACTTGGGGTTACACTTGGAGTTCTAGTAGCTGTTCTAGTTGGTGTTGGTGTAGCTGAAGCACCAGGAGTACTACTAATACTAATTGATGGTGTTATACTTGGTGTAATAGATTTACTAATTGTTATACTAGGCGTTACACTTGGTGTTACACTTATACTTGGAGTATTACTTGGAGTTACACTTGGGGTATTACTTGGAGTTCTAGTTATACTAGGTGTAGGTGAAGGTGAAGGGCTTCTAGTTGGTAATGGTTTTGGTTCATCATTACCTACAATTGACATTGGGTTTAAAGTATGAATATCAAACTTGGATTCTGAAAGAACAACTTTCCAATATCTAAATTCTTGGAAAGAACCACTAAATGTTGTAAATTTAGGGGCTAATACGTCTCCTAATCCAGAACCACCTAAATAAGCATACATAGGAGGTCTTTGATAATCATCATATAAACTATCAGTATAACCATAGATAGCAGCAACGCCATCATATCCATAAAATTCTTCTAAATTCCATTGAGTAAAACTATTCCAAGCAGCATTATATGATTCAGAAGTTGATCCCGTAATGAAAATACTTGATGAACCTTGGTATCCTATTACTTTACCACTATTACCATCATATATAGAATTTTTAGCATAAAGTGTATATCTATTATCTGATCCTGTGTTTGAAAGTCTTAATCCACCTGTTTCTCTTTGTACCATCACATTCCACCATCCTTTATCAAAAAATGGTAAATAAATTGGAGATGAAGTTACATATCCTTGTGCACCTGACATAAATAAACGCATTTCTCCATATTTTGCATATTGTTTATTTAGGGTATCACTATTAAAACTTGAATTAGAAGCCGATGAATAAAATAATTGAACTCCCCAATTTACAGATTGTGTTAATGGTGATCCTGATAATGGATAATTAACTTGAAATAATGATTGAGAATATTGATCATCATAAGGAGTACCAGGAGTTAAGAATCTAAATTCAACAGTATCTGGAACTATATCTGTGGCTCCTCCATCATATAAACTTTGGCTATTAGCATCATCAAATGTAGCATCTTCATCATATCTAGCTTCTAATACGGGTTGGATGGGTTGCCAGTGTAAATTTACTGAACCAAATGGTGAGTTATAATAAGAACCACTTGTATCATAATTAGCATGTTCATTATCATATAACATACTTCCTGAAAATGCTGTATTAAAGGCATAGCTAAATCTGTTTCCAAATTGCTTTATTAAATCAGTATCTTTTTTATTATATCCTCCAAATTCTCTAATTTTAATTACAG